GTATGAGAAGGGTCAGCTTGAGTTGTAACAGTCTTCTGTTTATTTGTAATAATTGATGTATCTTGTACAGTTAATATATGATAATCATTCTTTGTGACAGCAGTTAAATAATCTCTGGAACTACCTGAATAAGTAATTGTAGATTTAACATATGTTGCTGCATTCCATACATGGACTTCTCCATAAGGAGAACCTGATGCACCTATAATACACCCTATATATTTTTCATCGTTATTACGGTGTATGTAAAACCATTTAGCAGCATCAAGAGTAGTACCTGTAATCGCACTACCACTACCATCTTTTAATGCTGTTAAAAATTTAGTACCAGGTCTTTTTTGTAGTCCAAAGGTAGGATCAGGGTAAGAATTTAAAGCTTCACGAACTTGACCTGGAAACTTCTTATCATCTGGTTGCTTAGATACCCCACCTACATAACTTTGAATACGTTGTGTAACACTTGCCATTATCGTTGTAAAGCGTTGTAAGGTTTGTAACTTGTCTTGTACCTCTGTCCCTGTGGGTGTCCAAAGAATGAGAAATCACCTTGATTGCATTCGTATTCTAGTGCGTTAGCTCTAGATAATGCTTCTCTTTGTTGCAAGGTTTGTATTAATTGTGGATCTCCTACAATACGTTGAGCTGTAATTGTAGCAGCTTTAGATACAATATAGTTTTGTACTGGTTGAGGTAAGTCTATCCAATCAAAAAACCATACTACATCTGTGTCATACTTAGAGTTTGCAGTATCACCTAAAGCATAAGTATGATTATATCTATCATATAATTTACCTGATCTTCTGACAACATCTATATCACCAGTATAAGAATCAGAGAAATCTATTTGTAATATATTATTTGGTATCGCATATTCTTTATCAGCATCGGTCGTTATTTCATATTCAAATTCTTGATTGAAAGTCCAACCTTCTGCTTGTACTTCTTTAGAGACCTGTAACAATGTATCGTATGCAATCGCAACGTCTGGGTTGGTTTGGTCTAACGTAGTTACAGGAGCCTGCCCCACTGATGCGAGTATTTGATTAACAGCAGGTAATTCTTCCGTAGCATTAGTGGTAGGTATAGGCATAGTTAATATTTGTGAATAAAAAAAAGGGAACCGAAGTTCCCCTTGTGTCTATCTAGATACTGTTGGAGTATCACATTCTACGCCTGTATAAGCAAAGCGTAGGTTTTTTGTTTCAGACTTTACATCTGATCTTGAGAAACTACCACCTTCAGTCTGTGCTACAGAAGCACGTAGAGCTGTGGTAGTAGAAGTTGCGCCAGAAACACCATTGTTTCCAGCGGCTGTTGCAGCATTAGCCATAATTAAATTTTATATTAAGCTTCTCCTCTAGCAGATAGGCCGTCTGATTGGACCTGCCTACCATATTCTAAAGGTGTTAACGCATTCGTTGTAGTAGAACCTACTCCACCGCTAATACCATTAGCAGCAGAGATAGTTCTAGTTGTTGAAACTCCGGGTTTAACTGACATGGTTTACCTCAAGCAGTTTGGATTTCAATTGCAGCAGCAGGGTTAAGTGTACCAACGCCCATAGCTAAGCGACCTACGATAAGATCACCTTGGTACATTGTCTTAATATCCGAACCACTAGTTTGTACTTGTGGACCGATTGCTTCTACTACACCAGCTGCGTCCTTCTGATAGATAAGACCAGCGTGTTGTGAGAAGTCACCGTTGTATGTATTGTTCTCACCAGCTTGTGCATTAACTGTACCAGCTTTGAAAGGTAAGTTGTTAGAACGCTTGATGTCGATACCTGCAATAGATACAAGACCATCACCAGAGTTCAAGTTACCTTGTGAGTTACCATAGTCACGGTTCAAGATGTTTGAATCAACTTGAGAGACCAGTGCGTAGTACTGTCTTGGAGATAGTACAGCTGTTCTACCAGACTTAGGTAGATTTTTTTCATCAAGGATAGAAGCTGCTTCGAAGAATGCATCAACTAGGCGTTGAGCATCGTACTCATTGTTAGCTCCAATCTTAATGATAGAACCACCTGGCTCTGGGCCTGGTGATGCTGTGATAGGATGTGCTTCACGGGCTGCTAGTGCAACTGTACGGAAGACTTTCTTGTCATAAGCTTCAGCTAGAGCGTGTCCAATCTTCTTGGAAATCTCTGACCTAAGTGAGTAATGAGCAAGTGTTTCGTCTAAATCGTAAACGAAAGCTGAGCTGATTAGAAGGTCATCACAGACGATGGTCTTCTCAGCTACTGGAGGATCACCAGATCCTAAGATTGGTTCTCCTGGTGTGTGGTATGCGGCTTGCATACGACCTGTAAAGATGAACTGTAGTGACTTACCGTTCTTTAGTTGACGGTTCTGTACAGTACCCTTTGCAATTGTTGCTGACTCATAAGCTTTAAATAGCTCACCTGAGAACAGCTTAAGATAAGTTGCGTATTTAGTATCATAATCAACACCCAAACCTAACGGGGTTTGGCTGGTATTATTAATACTACCAATACTGGTTGCTAAAGTATTAGCCATTTCAATAGAGAGTGTGTATAATTTACGGACTCTCGAACGTTCAAGATATTATTCAGTTGTGGTTGTGGTCTTTTCCCACCGTCGACGGCTGAGGGTATCTAAATGGTTCTCCGTAGATAGTCATTTAGGCCAGAGCCAAGAGCGGGTGAGGGGAATCGAACCCCTGTTAAGTTAGATTGGAAATCTACTTTCTTCCATTGGCACCCGCTGACTACATTCTTTACTATGAAAGTTAACGTGTAGTACTTCTATATGTATGAAAAAGGCTAGAGCCATAAAGACTACTAGCCACAGTTCATTGAACTTCTTCAATTAGAATCTCTTATAAGTTATATAAGAACCTGCAAGTAAATGTGTACCAGCTGCAGATCCAGTGCTATTAGCAAACTGGAAGTGAAGTGTACCATTTGTACCAGCATTAGAAAGTGCTGAGAAATTAACTCTTAAGAATGCGTCCTCATCAACAGCTGCACGGAATCCGATTTGATCACCAGTACCACCTGTAGTAGTAGATGCTACAGAAAGTGATGGAGCATTAGTAGCTTCATCATTACTTAAAGCATCACCAGCTATAACACCTTGAGCTGCATAACGTAGAGTTGTTGCTACAGCTGAACCTTCAGAATCGAAGTTAACGATTCTCATATCTAGATCGTTAGTAGCATCGGTATCATACCAAAGTACTAGATCACCAATAATTCTTTCGTACTTACCAATTGGTATATCTAATTCACTTACTGTTGCTACTGTAGCAGAGCTTAAAGTAGTACCATCGTTTGCAAGTATCTTAGTTTCCCAAGTAGGTGAACTGTAGACTACTGTTCCTTGTGCTGTGTTTGAATTAAAAGGCATTGTTTTAAATAATATTAGTTGTTAGAATGGGACAGTTCCGCTGCCCCAACCGTAGGTGTTTAGAATGTGAACTTAGCACCAAGTTTGGTACCATAGCTGTTGTCCTCGTCTCCATTAGAGATGCCTGAGAACTCACCATAGATACCAACCTTTTGTGATACATTGAAAGTACCACCAAGTTTACCAGATAGCTCTGTTTCAGTACCATCTACATCAGCAACAGCAGTGAATGCTGGACCGCCTTGAATGTAGTAGTCAAACTTCTTGATGGAACCTTCATAACCAACGTGTACATCGACAGTTCTGCCAGTATAGTCAGAACCTGAGTATCCATCATTGGACTCAGCGTTGATGTACACGCCAGCGGATGCAGGTGCAGACGCTAATGTGGTGGCTGCGAGAGCAAGTGCAATTGTTTTCATTAAATTAATTTTTGTAAGATTTGTAGTAGGCGATGCCACGATATTTAAGTTTCTCTGCTCTTTCTAAAACTTTTTGCTCTTTAACACGAGCTTGTAATTCTAGTTGAGTCATAGTAAAAACCTCAATACCTAAGCCCCGTTCCATGCTTAGGTTTCATGCGTCCCAAGGGGATGAACGGACGTGGCATTATGCGATAGGTGTGACCTCTTTAGCCGCTAGATCAAGCGGGAAGTTGTGTGCGTTGCGTTCATGCATTACCTCCATACCTAGATCGGCACGGTTGAGAACGTCAGCCCATGTAGGGACTGTTCTTCCACTAGCATCGACGACTGACTGGTTAAAGTTAAAGCCGTTGAGATTAAAAGCCATAGTGGAGACTCCCATAGCGGTAAGCCATATGCAAACGACGGGCCAAGTAGCAAGGAAAAAATGTAAGCTACGGCTATTATTAAAAGAGGCATACTGAAAGATAAGTCTCCCAAAGTAGCCATGAGCCGCAACAATGTTATACGTCTCCTCCTCTTGACCGAATTTGTATCCATAATTTTGTGAATCTAAGCCAGTCGTTTCACGGATAAGCGAAGATGTAACAAGACTTCCATGCATAGCAGCGAATAAAGCTCCACCGAATACCCCTGCAACACCGAGCATATGGAACGGATGCATAAGGATATTGTGCTCTGCCTGAAAGACAAACATAAAATTGAAAGTCCCTGAAATACCAAGAGGCATACCATCACTGAAACTCCCCTGACCGAATGGGTATACAAGGAAGACTGCGAAGGATGCAGCAACAGGTGCTGAATAAGCTACACATATCCACGGCCTCATTCCGAGCCGATAACTAAGTTCCCATTGTCGTCCCAAGTAAGCTGAGATACCGATGAGAAAGTGGAATACAATGAGTTGATATGGTCCACCGTTATACAACCACTCGTCGAGGGTTGCAGCTTCCCAGATTGGGTAGAAGTGAAGACCGATTGCGTTTGATGACGGGACGATTGCCCCAGAGATGATGTTGTTTCCATAGAGAAGAGAGCCTGATACAGGTTCACGTATACCATCTATGTCAACTGGTGGTGCAGCTATGAAAGCTATGATAAATGCTGTTGCAGCGGTTAATAGTGCAGGGATCATGAGAACACCAAACCATCCCAAGTAGAGACGATTGTTTGTGCTCGTAACCCAGTCACAGAAACGCTGCCAGTTGTCAAATGGTTTGGTTAATGTGGCTGTAGTCATTTATAAATTTAAAATATACCGGGAATGATTTGCCCAGTGGTTATGTATGCTCCTAGAGCAGCGACGAATCCAAGCATTGCTGCTTGACCGTTTAGTCTTTCAGCTTGTTCTAGGATAAAGTCTGATTCTTTTTCGTTCATTAATCTTGGGGGTGTTTCCTTTGCAAAGATGTTTTGCTTACCGTATTCGGTGATTGTTGTCATTACATTAAGAGGTAGATTAATGGCGATGATGAACTGTCAGGTCGCCACGACTATCTCTATGATGCTACTTGTTCACTAGCTACATCACTGTCGTCAGCTGTATGACCAGCTATTTTATTACACTGAGTAACTTGGTTTGCTGTTGTATCAGAATCATTGTAAGGTATAAACCAACGATCTCCTGAAGTTTTCACTACATACTTGACTTGGAAATCATTAGCTCTTTGATCTGGATTGTATGCCATTCCCATAATTAGTATCCTTTAGATTTTACTTTTTTAACTGGTGGTTTTTTTACTTTAACTCTAGGCATGATTAAAATTGTAAGTTAGAACGTTCTAGTTTATCGTATATATCCTGACGATAAGCAGGGTCAGCATCGTACTTTGGATCACTCATGGCTCTTACTACTTCAGCTTGGCTTCGGAAAGTATCACCTTTAGGTGCTGATGGTTTACCAGTTAACAGTTGTCCATCAA